ATCCAGGTGGCATGGGCGATGAATCACGGAACATGGATGAAGAGGTTGTAGAAGAAGAAGGAATTATGAGAGCGGCTAATGGTGGAGTGGCTATTCAAGGTGGTGTTAGAAATTATAAACCATCTAAAATGGTAAATGTACCTAAGACTGCTAAATCATCACCAACTCATCCAACAGCACATCTTGCATACATTACTGATGAAGAGAAAAAATTATTAATTAAGAAAAATTTACATGGATCATTAAAAGGTAAACCAAACAGAGGACCTGGTGGTATACCTAGTTTACAAGGAGACTTTAAATCCTACACAAGCGGTATGAGTGGTGGAAGTAAAAAATCTTCTTCACCCTCTCATCATGGTGGCGGTGGCGGTGGAGCTGATGCATCACAATATAAAGCACCAGCACCAAAACCAAAAGGGAAAAATCCTTGGGAAGACTCTTGGTCTGGAGGACCAGAATTTGATACAACTCCTAAAGGTGTGTGGAAACCAAGCGAAAAAGAAAAACAAGAACAGTGGGAAAGAGAAAATCTAGGACGTGGTAAAACGAAAACTAGTGGTGGTGATGGGTGGAACATACCATCTCCATGGAAACGAAGCACTCACTATAATTTAGCAACCGCGATCCCTGGTTCAAAAGGAAGAATTACAAACATGAGAAAAGCTTATGCAGAATATTTAAAAAGTATGGGTGTAATACCTTCTGAAGAATTAGAAGATACAGAAAATTTATTTAGTTTTTTTGATAAACAAGCTTTTGAAAAAAATTTAAAACCCACCGATTATGGTATGGAAGCTCCTCAAAGTTACGGAGATTTTATAGCTGAAAGATTTGGTGCACCTGGTGTTAAGTATTCAGGTAATGTGGGGAACTTAGAAAAATATGTTAAGACCTATGAAAAAAACCCAGACGGAAGTTTTAAAATAAACCCTAAAACAGGAAATAAAATCGCTGCAACATATGGTTATAAAGATAGATCCGGTGACGATGGTGGTGTTGGTGGTCAACTAGACTGGCAACGATTAGGGTATAAGAGTCAAGAAGATTATGAAAACAGAGGTGGTGGATCCGGAGGAGGCGGTTCAGAGGAAGAAGTTGTAGAGGAAGATTGGTACATGCCTCTAGCATTTAGAGCTGAAGGTGGAAGAGTTGGTCTTCGAGAAGGTGGTCCACCAATTGCTGGTTCTGTACAGGCAATTCAAACAAAGGCATATCAACTACCACAAGTATCACAAAATGGCCCTATGGGTATGTTTGGATTCGGAGGTGGCCTTGGCGGTCAAAGACCTGTTTTTCCGAGACTAACTGAATTAGAACAAGGAGTAGGCAGAGCTGAACAAACTTTAGGAAAAGTAAGAAAAAGATTAGGAAATGATCCTCACGGACAATTACATTCATTATTGGGAAGACCTCTTCAGGTAGGTTTACAACAATTTACACCAGATCAAGGCTTGTTACAAAACACTTTACGAGGTGGAGATGCAGTGGCAGGTTTACAAAATGATGAAGAAAGAATTGGAAGAGCTTACGGTGGAATGATGGGTGATGATGGTAGACGTGCTTATGGTTTAGGAAGTATATTTAAAAAAGCTAAAAAGATATTTAAAAGTCCATTAGGTAAAGCTGC